GGCTTGCTTTTCCCAGAGGGTCGACATCGTTTCCGTTCCTAGCTAGTGAAGGGTGCCCCAGGCCGGGCGCTGGAGATTAACTCCCGGCCTGGGGCGGACCCGTTTCCCAGAGGGATTACAGGGTGGCTGCGAGGAGCGTGCCCTGGATGACCGAGACGGCCTTGGGGTTACGGACGCCGGCGGCGGCGTAGCCGTACATGACCATCGAGGCCTGCAGGTTCGCCATATTGGCGTCGTACCGGACCATCTGCGGGGTTCCGCCGTTCTCCTCGAAGAGGAGGAACTCTCGCGAGTTCAGGACGATGATGCGGTCCTCGTCGGTGCCGGTCCCGAGGTTCGTCGGGATGTTGCCGTCGACCAGGACGGGGATGCCGGCGACCGAGAAGCTCGGAGCGCCGTAGTCGCTGAACTGGCCGGTGCCGATGACGTTCTGCGCCGTGGTGACGGTCGGCTGGAAAATCGGGCGGTTGCTCGAGTCCAGGCCGCCGGCCAGGTAGGCCGCTCGACGGGGGTGCATCACGATCAGGTCGGGACCTTGGAAGTAGTTCGACTGAACGTTTCCGATGGCCTTGATGATCTGAACGTAGGTCTCTGCCGCGGTCGGCGAGGCGTCGTCGACATCGATGTCGTCGATTCCGGAGGTGTTAAGCACGCCGGTCGGCTGGCCGGACGAGCCGGAGCCGTTGATGAGCATGTCGTCGAGGGTGGTGGCGTAGCTGGACGCCATGTCCTCGACGAGCACCTCGTCGACGTTCGAGCCGCGCTCGAGGGCCTGGAGGCTGAGCACCTGGGGCGACGAAACGGTGAACACATTCATCGTAAGGAGCGTGTCGTCAAGGGTGGTGTCGCTCGCTGCATCCCCCTCGGCCGCTTGAACCGTGGCGGTCGTGGACGTTGTAACCCTCGACAGATTTACGCTCATCCCGTCGCCTGGGAGGTTGAGGCTGCGGACGGCGTTCGCAAACGGGCGGCCGGCCTTCGCGAAGGCGCTGTACTGGTCGACCAGGTACTGCGGGACCACCAAACCGGCGTAGTTGGAAGTACTGCCGGCACGCTCTTCGAGTTCGACCTCGCCGGCGTGGCGGGCGAGGCGCTGCTGGGCACCTGCGTCGCCGTAACGGTTAGCGGCCACGATGTCTTGGAAGAACGAGTTCTTCGAGCGAGGCTCGTAGGTCCGAACTTCGTCGGTCACTCGGACGACGCCGGCGGCGGAGCGCTGCTCGGGCTGGTCGTCGTCGGCCTGGATCTCGGCGCGCAGCTTCGCGGCCTCGAGGTTCTTGACCTGAACGTCGCGCAGCTCGGTAATGCGAGCGTCGAGTTCGTCGGCTCGGGTCTTGAGTTCGCCGAGGGTCTTGTCTTCGGTGTCGACCAGGTCGCGCCCTTCGTCAGCCGCACGCTCGAGGATGCCCTCGACGGTTTCGCTGAGTTCGGCCCGTTCCTGCACCAACTTCTGGAGGAGGTTCACGGTTTTACCTTCGTGTTTAGGTGGGTGGTTTCTTTCGGGTGCCGGCGAGGTGCTTTTTACGGCGGCGTCGACGGCGGCGCGATTCGGTGAGGTTACCACACGGTAACCAGCGGCGGTGGAACGCTCTAGCTTTTCGGTTTCTCGCTCGGCCCATCGGGCGGCGGCCATAACGTCGCCAGTAATCGAGCCTCCCCAGAGCGACCAGGCCACCTGGCCGGCTGTAGGGCGAGGGCTGTCGCCGGCGAGGAAGGCGCGAGCTGAAGGGCTCTCGAGGTCGGGGCGGTGCCGTGCGAACCAGGGAGCCATCAGCCGGAGCTTTTCGTGCGGAACGGTGCCGGCCGCCATCCGTCGGGCAGCTCGGACGGTGGCAGGGCGGAGGCCGTCGCCGGCGAAGCCTTCCTCGTAGAACTCGACGCCGCGGCGAGCGTTGCGCCGGATGTAGTCCGGAGCGGAAACCATTAGTCGGCCTGGTACAAGATGCTCACGGCCTGGTCGGCGTTGCCGGAAACGGCCCACAGCTCCTCGTGAGCCGGAACGAAGATTTCGAACAGCGTGTTCTTCGGCACCTTGAGGCCGTTGCTCGTCGAAACGTCGGAGCCGCCGAGGTAGATCGGGTGGCTACTGTCGTCGTGAAAGTAAATCCGGCGGTTCGTGTCGACGCTCGTAAGGATGCGGCTAGCGGTAAGGCCGACGGTGAGCTGCTCGGATTTCATGCGAGCCACACTCCGCGCCATCGTGCGAGGTTCGGGGCGATCTCGGGGTTATCGGGGTCGTACCGCACGGCCGTTACTTTGGCGTCCTGATATGCCGGGCGAGAGACGAATCCGACATGATCGAGGCGGGCCTCGAGGCGCGTAATGATGGTGTGCTCGCCTTCCTGGTCGGTACGGCTTCGGATGGGGATAAAGCCGACGGAAAGGCCGGTTACGGCTCCGTCCTGGGCGAGTTCGACGATCTCGGCGGCGTCGCGAGTGTTATGCATCCGAAAGTCAGCGACGAGGCCATCGTTCGTGTTTTCCCAGCTAACGGCGCGGGCGACGGGGAGCGAGGTTCGGGTTTCGTGTTGCTTGTAGAGGCTGATCTCGTCGCCGTGCTCGGCGATGGACTTATCGAACGCGCCACGGTTAAAACGTTCGAACGTTCCCGGCTTGAGTTCGTAACGGCCGGCCCAGGGGACCACAATTCCCACCAGGTGGCGGCGTCCGTCTTCAGCCTCGCGGATCTCAGTCTCTTCGAACTCGAGATAACGGTTTTCGACGTTAGGCATCGGCGTCCTCCTGGGCGTCGTCGTCGATGTCGGGCGGATCGATTGCGAGCGGTGGCAGACCTTCCAGCTCGCGCACCTCTGAGACGGTCATAAAGCCTGCGTCGAGGGCGACCTTGTGCGCGTTGTACCGGTCAAGGGTCGAAGCTCGTAGCAAACTGTCCAGGTTGAAAACTGCGCGCTGGCCTCGGGGGAGAAGCTCGGAGAGGCCTTCCTCGAGGCGCACGATCCATGGCCGGAGTGTAAGCAACACGAACGCTTGCAGGTCTTGAGAGACGCTGGAGTAGGGGTTGTAGCTGGTCGTTTCGACCTGGACGAGGTGCGGTGGCACGCCGAACAGGGTGCAGATATTGAGCGCCGAGAACCGGCGAGAGTCGAGGAGTTCGAGATCGGCGGCGGAGTATTCGAGGCGCTCGTACCTCACGCCTCCGCTGATTACTGCCGGCCCTCGTTGCCGGCCGCCGTTTCCGGCGATCCACGCGTTCTTGAGTTCGGCTGCCTGGTCGGCGGTGATTTCGTTCTCGGAGTAGAGCACGCCGTCGGGGATTGCGCCGGTCATAAAGCTCTGGGCGGCGTACTGGTCGCCGGCGAGGGCCTGGGCGATGGCCTGCGGAGTCTGGTCGAGAGGGCCGTAACCGCGCAGATGGCCTGGAAGGCAGAAGCCGCGGATATGGACGAGATCCTCTGGAGAGAGGAGCTGGCCGGCGGCTCGGTACTGGATCGCTCCGCCGACGGTCTTAATGTCGACGGCCTCGGGATCGAGGAGCACCACGCTCTGCGGGTAGCCGAGGGAATCTCGCCGGCCGGCCAGGATGTAGGCGTTTCCGTTCACCAGGAGCGAGGTCACGGCGGCGGCGATGAACTCGGAGCGGGTCCGGTCGAGTTCGGGGCGAGCGAGCACGGCCGGCGTCGGGATCGGTTCGCCGTTTCGTTCGGCGTGAATCGGAAGCGCTCCGATCTGGTCGGAGATGATCGAAACGCAACGATTCGCGACAACGTGCGAGAGAAGCGTCGACCTGGTGACGTTCATTCCGCCGGTTAGCGGCTGGATAGACGCGCCTCGAGGTGGGAGCGGAAACGACTCTACGGAGCGGTTCTGGGACCGGTTGAGAAGGTTCCCGAGCATTACCGGCCGCTTTCGAGGGCGGTCGAGACGAGGACGATGCTAAGGCCGAGGGCGACACCTCCGGCCCAGAGGCCGCCGGCGAGGCTCACGGAAACGATCGCCAGCACAAGGCCGGCGAGCTGGGCGTAGCTATGCATCAGAACACCTGGGGAGTCGGTTTCGGTTTCGTGGCGACGAGGCCCCACATAGCAAGACTAGCGCTTACCAGGGGCGCGATTGGTACATCCTGATCCGTTCGCTTCCATGCCCACCGATCCCCCAATCTCCGGCGGCTAGAGGCGGCGACGGCGTTAGCGAGAAGGGGGTCGCCGGTATGGAAGAGTTTCCGGTCTTTCACGGCGTCGTAGAACGTCGCACATGCGCCGGCGCACTCTCGGCCGCCGATCTCTAAAACGTCCAGATGGCGGA